CCAAACACTAATCCCGCGGGGCTGAAATGCTTCTGCCATGATGTCTCTTTGTAAACCCGGCAACTCGTACCCATACAAATCTTTATACCCCTTGTTGTGCAGAAACAGGCTAAGGAACCCAACTCCGCACCCGTAGTCTAGTACGGGCGACATGATGCCCATCTCGCGCAGCCACTTCCAGCGCCACTCGGCTAGGAACGCTTGATAAGTGACGTTGCGTATCGGCAGCGCAACACTCGTGCTGTATGCAGCCGTACCATACTCTACAAATTCCGCCTCGAATATGTCACAAGCCGTCCGACCGATATACTCAGATATCTTCGGATCTATGCCCCAGCGCCGCTGAAAGATGTCGAGATAGACTTGCCACACCAACATGGCATCTTCGGGAATCTCTATACCCAGATGAGTTCTGTTCTTTTTTCTCTCCGGACAGCCGCTCTTCCTTATCTCACTAGAAGACATTATGCCCTTCGTGGCCGCCTTACTAAAGCCCATAAGGTATCACCTGCAGCATGGTGTGCTCGTGCGCCCACTCCGGCGCTGCGGCTTCCTGCGCGTCTGTGGACTCCCCGTGACTGACATGGATGTCGAGGCAACGCACCTGCGGGATAGAGTGGATTCTACAGAACTTACTCATCGACGTGGCGTCTCCGAACCCCATTGGCAGACGTTCGTCGAAGCGCCAGTAGCGCAATAACGACATGGGAGCCATCCGGCAGATACCGCCAAGGATGTCTACAGCATCCATGTGGTGTTTGCCCAACTTAAAAGAGCTGACAGGCTTGAGTGGGTTACGTAGACCGTGAACCAGCGGGGACATCAGACAAGCCCGCTTATACTTCTTGAGGTGTTCCCGCTGCAGCTTCAACATCTTCTTAAGCCAGTCGCGTGTCTCGAAGAAGCAGTCCTCATCCACTCGCACGAAGTGGTCGGCGTCCACCAAGGCGGCTTCGTCTAACAAGCGATTCATCGATACATGCTGGCCGACGTTGTGGCCAACGCCGTGCGTTTGGGCCTCGATGCGGTCGTCGCCGTTGTTCCACACCATTAAGTGGAGGCTGAACGACGGGTGATTCGCCGCTTTGATTCCTGCCAGTGTCCGCGCTAGATACTCTGGCCGGTTTCGTGTCAGGACACCGATGGCGACGACAGGTTTTGGTTTTTCCTTGTAGCCAGGTATTGTGCGTAGTTGAAACAAACGGGAACCTCCATCGCCGGCCGGGTTATCTGCAGGCCGCCCATGTGCCAATAGTAGTCTACGGTTACTTTGTCGATTAGTTTTGCAGTCTGGCCGTATACCGACCAGCGCCACACGAAGTTCCAGTCCCCAAAGCGGCGCAGCTTCTCGTCCCAGCCGTACCCGGACTCGCGGACCATACGCCAGAACGCACCCTTGCTGTGCATCATGGTGTTGGTGTCTACGATGTTGTGGTCGGCAAGGGTAGCTGGATTCCACTCTATACCAAGGCCGTCGCCTTCTGGAACATGCCCCATGCTGTCGTTTAATGTCTTGCGCGTTTCATCATCCGAGACTACATAACACATGCGCGTATATACCATGTCGAGGGACATGTTAGATTCGATGGTGTCTACACATACCTGCAGGTGGTTTGGCCGCCAGGTGTTATCGTCATCCAGATAGGCGATGTAGTCACCGCTGGACTTCTCTATGCCGCGGTTCTTGGGAAAGCACTGATAGCCGCTATTGGTTTCTAGCCGGTGCGCCCACAGTTCGATGCCGCGTTTCTGAAATCTCTCGTACCACTTCTTCAATACAGCCTCTACAGCCTTCACGTCGGGGCTACAGTCGTCTATAACCACAACCTCGAAGTCGTCAAACGTCTGAGCGTGTACAGACTCTAACGCCCGGTCTAGCTGCTCTGCTCTGTCGTAGGTGCTGATAACTACACTAACCCTGGGCCAGCCGTCATGCTTCATTTGGGAATCACCGTGTAGGAAAGGTCGCGGGGTTCCACCCGGACGTGGACTCTATGTTTACTCTTATTGGTATGTTCACGGGCCGCAGTGTCTACCTCACACCAGCTACGGCACGGAGTAACCGTGCGGCACTCGTCACAGGTGGCTGAGAACCCGTCTTTGACCAACAGCGGTTTGGGTTTGCGGTGGACAGCGTGTGCGTACACGGAGTGATACGGCAGGGTTATAAACGGGTAAGACGACGAGAGGCTGTCTACCGCTTCGGTGGGGCCAACCTGACCGCCGTAGCCGTCCATGACGACAAAGCCTCCGGGACGCACCTTGGGGTAGAAGCGCAGAAAGTCAGCCTGCGCCAGGTATGGGTCGCCATCTATGTAGAGAACGTCGAACTCGCCGTCTATTACAACCTTGGTGCTGTCTGTGTCCAGTATATCCCAGGATATAGACGTGTTTAATACCGCCCGCCGGTTCTCGCGGTGCATTCGTTGCGGGTTGATATCTACACTAACCAGCTTGGACGGAAGTCGGTTTTCCAGTGAGAGCGAGAAGGCGCGGGCCGACCAACCCCAGCCGGCACCTATCTCAAGAATAGACGTGGCTTTTACTGATTCAGCAAGTGTGTAAAGAGACAGAGCATATTGATTACTGGAGCATTCCCTGCAGTCTCCGAAGTCTCTAACTATCACATGCCACCCTGCCAGTCCCTTCCGCTGGTGCCACTGACATTACTGCCGTCCATCCAGATTTTGGTTGGCTCGGGGGTCTCCATTGGCGCGGCCGGGTTACCATAGTCAAGACAGTTCCTGACCATCTCGTCTCCCAGCCAGTGCATAACCTCTTTTGTCGGAGATAGAAAACGCATGGTCAGCAACTCGTACATGATGTTGCGCCATCCGCGCACCAGGGACGGAACGGTGTTCAGAATTACAGAGTATTCGGGAATGCGACCTGGACCTATCCCGCGGACATACTTGCCGGTGATGGCGTTGTGCAGACCCACAGAACCGCCGTCGGAGGACCCGGACCTCCGAACGGCGAGAAACTGTGAGTTGCGACAGATAAGCAGTTCAAGCTCGGAATTGCTAATGGACCCGTGCCTGCCGGGACTGCTCATAAACTAGACTCCTCCGTCCTTCTTTGCGGTACTGGCCGCCGAAGACTTCGGGGACGGCCCAACCGGCTTATCGGACTGAGTCGGCTGATCTGCCGAATGGTCGCCACGAGAATGGCTACCAGTCTTGCCCTGATCCAACTTCATGCTCATTTCACTAACCTCCTATGTGACCCGGTGGCCGAGGAAGTTGCGCTGACGCGATACCCCGGTTCCGGGCTGGCCTGTGTTCTGTCCGGCCACCTTCATGTCGGTGGCCTTACCACGCGGCTGTTTCGCTACAGTGCCGCCAATGTGGAATATCTGGGTGCCGTCGTTAGCCAAATCCTCGGCATTGGTAATCGGCCGGTTATTCTCCGGCCGGTACTGCCGATTCTTCGAGTGCGTGTTAACTACCGGCTTACCTTTTGGTGCCATGTACTCTCTTTCAGTATCAGCCATTATTGACCCCTACAGGGTGCGACCACCAGAACCCGTACGCGCCATCCGGTTAGCATCGAGCACAACCGACGTGAAGTACGTCTTAATGCCGACACTGCCCAGCTGGTTGATAGCGTCCGAGCTGCCGGAGCTGCCAACCTGCTTGACGAATACCGATGCCGAGGCACCGTCTAACTCTACCACACCGAACGCACCCGGCGCGATAGTGGTGGTCACGAAGCCCGACGCCTTCTCGCTGATACGGTACAGCGATGCAGACGGCGGCTTAAGCTGCTTGGCCGTGGTCGATTCGATGATCCGGGTTCCGTAGAGGGAGCCCAGCTCGCCGTGGTAAATCTTCTCCTGGCCACTGGTGGTGGTGCGCTGCACGTCAGACCACGCCACAACTGCCGTAGAGTCGTTCCTGATGTGGAACGCCACGGTCGGGTGCATGATGGTTGCGAACAGCCCGTCCGAGTAGGTGCGAGCGTCCTTGTTGCGGAGGATCGCAACAGCCTTCATCAAATCCTGGGTGTTGAGCAGTGAGGCCGTACCGATATCTGAAGCGTTGGAGCCAGACTCGGCAGCCCCGGCACCCCAATACTGCGTGCCGCTGGCACTAATCGTCGTGCGGACGTTCTGCTCAATGGCGAGTGCCATACCCTTCGACAACTCGAACACAGCGCCCTTGACGACGTCGGAGACGCCGACCATGACGATGAAGTCCGAGACGCCAACGGCTGACCCGAAGCCACCCACCGTTGCGGACACCCGCGTGGTGGACAGAGTCGAGAGGCCGATAGGCGTACCGTCGGTGATACCGAACGGAATCGGCTGGTTGGTAGTACCCGCCTTGTAATACTTGGTGAAGTGAATAACCTTACCCATGCCCCGCGGCAACCGGCGCTTTTCCGCCAGCTGATACAGGTACATATTGGGATAGAGGTTATCCAGCAAAAGCCGGTCGTAGAACTCGGCTACGTTTGTTGCAATGACTTTAGTTGGACTAGCCACTGTTCTGTCTCTCTATTACCGCCTGCGTGAGAGTTCGTTCATCAGCTTCTCGGCCTCGCCGCTTTCAGTCCCGCCGGGAGTCCGCAATAGTTCTTTAAGACGTGCGGCCTTCTTGGCCAAAACCGGGTCGGTTCCGCCGAGAGTCTGTTTCTCTTGTTCACTACCCGCTGCAGACGGCTCGATAAACGTGGTTGTCGCAATGTGCTGCCGCTGTAATTCTGGGTGCGGCTGTGGCACAGGCGGCTTACCACTGTTATTAGTTGCGTCTCGTGCTGGCTTAATTAAGTCCCGCATGGCCGTCATCTGTTGTGGCCGTTCGAGCCTAGCCAGCCAAGTGTGATTGCTCAACAAATCTGCTTCCTCGTTGTCGGTGAGGTCGAAACCCTGCATCGAGCGGGCTGTCTCCTGCATGCGGTCCATGACTATCTTCTCGCCGGCGCGTAGTTGCTGCCCCCAAGCGGTAGCCATTTGCAACATCAGGTTAGTTGTCTCCGCCGCTGAGAGCGGTTCGTTTGGATCGCGGTTGCCAAGTATTTGCTGGGCTTGTGGTACAACAGGCTGTGAAAGCGCCGGATTAACCTGAGTCGCTGTCAGCCGATCACCACCAATGCCCTGCTCCAACTTGGCCAACCTCTCCGCTATTGCCCGCCTCTCCTCACCAATCTTATTGCCCTGCCTCCCAAGAAGAGTTTTCCACTCTTCAGCCTGTTTTTCTGCCGCAGCTAATCGCTGCTCGATTGTTGGCTGTGGAGTTGATTCTGGCTGTGGCTGTGCCGCCTCTGTCGGCTGAACATCTTCCCCGGCCATCTCTCTGAATTGCTGGTCACGTATAATCTTTTCTGCTTCTAGCCTGCCGAGATCTTCATTCAAGGCACCGAGCTGCTGATTGACTTGTCCGGGGTCTGCACCGCGTCCCGGCCCCAAATCTTCGGGCTTATTGATACCCATCTCAGCTAGCTTCTCTTTAGCCTTTTTGTCCACCTCAACATCAAACTCGAAATTAGCTATACGCTGATCTGCCACGACTACCTCCTGCCCATACGCGCTAAATCACGCTTATGAGTGAATATGTCGCCTAGGGCCGTCTGTTGACGCTCAACAGCCTTCACGGCGAGTTTGCCCTGCTCCACGTCGATTAAAGGCATCCGCAGCATCTTCCTCGCCACCACAATGGCGGCGCGATTCAACTCGCGGGTGCCTTCACCCTGCAACATCTCCTCAAACTCAGAACTGATAGTTCTATCTAGCATGACTGTCATACGCCGCCAGTATGGCTGCACTAAAAACGTGTTGGCTTCCTCGGCCACGTCCAGCATATCGTCAGTAGATAGCCGAGCCAATCCCGACTTATCTTGCTGAACCTGAGCCAAGTAGTCCTTGAGACGCTCCTCCGCCAGCCGCTGCGTTTCCGCCAGGCTGACTTGGGTCGGTAGCATCCATACCCAGCGCGTTAGTGAACATTTGAGCCTGCTGGAGCGCAGCCATCTCTTCAGGGGTTCTAACATACTTGCGTGAATCCTTTTCTACATAGGCTGCAGCCACATCCGGCAGCAGGTTCTCTAGCTTCCACCATTGTGCGAAGACCGGTGAGGCTGCAGTCTGCATGAAGAATGCAAGAGCTTGCTGCTTGGCCGCGTTGTCGCCCTGGGTCATCTCAGCATCTATACTAACATCAACATCGTCTTTCAACATGCTGATGTCCATTGCCAGCTGTTCGTCGCTGCCGATGAGGCGGACAAGCCGGCCCGGCGGCAGGTTACGCTGATACATAGCGAACATGCGCTTCAGCAACTCGCGTTTGAACTTAAAGTTCTGCCACATGGTTGCTAACCTGAACCGCTCGCCGCCTAACGCTGTGCGAGCACCGACCGAGGTGGCAGTCTCTCGGTCTGCGCCTTGCGAGCCCTGCTGTAGGGCTGTGGCTCCCGTTATGCGTTCCATCTGGTCGCGTTTGACAGCAGACTCGTTGTAGGCTTGCGGCAAGAGCGGCTTGCGGTCCAGCACGCGGAACGCTGTCTGCACGTCTGCGGCAGTGTCTACCCAGACAACGCCGCCGGGTTGCTGCAATAGCTGGGTGTCGGTCACTGCGCTTCTGTTGGCGATATACTGCTGCCAGATACCCAGCACAACCTCGTCCATCCGGAAGTTCTCGATGCGGTTGAGCTGGTCGTTAAGCGGCCCGGCATATCTGAGAACACTGTCGCCGTATACGAACCCGGGAATGGGAATCTGCGGGACACCGAAGTATTCGGGCTTTAAGTCTGGCGTGGGTGACGGCACATCGCGTATCACAACGCGGTCGTTCACAATGATCTGACGCCGCCACCGCACGCCATCGTTGGGTTCGTAGTTGACGCGGCCGCTGCAAATCTTGAGGACGACTGTCGGGCCGTCGAATCCCTCACTGAAGTAGGTTTGCGACAGACCTTCGGTAGCCGCTATAGACTCCTCACGCTGATTGAACGTGCCGCCCATCCCCTGGTTGCGGTCTACCGGTCGGACAGGTTGCGGCGAGATACCTGCGGCCATCAATCCAACATCACGTAGGTTCTTATATAGAGACCCGCCAAACTGTCGGTTGAGTGTCTCCAGCTTCTCGACTGTGGTCTCCAACTCCTCAATAAACCAATCGTTCTTGCCGGTGGGATCAGCCCACAGCCTGAAGTTGCTGATCCAGTCGAGTTTGGGGTCGTCATAGCTGATTGTTGGTTGAAGGTCCGCAGACATACCAAGAACTTCGCCGGTCTCCGGGTCTGTGACGGGCGTGTCTACCATGCGGTTGTCAATGGTGCGCTCCCACCTTAACTTGTACCAGGTGTGACCGAGAATAGTGCCGTACTTAGCTCCCAGATAGCTGGGTTCAAACAGGTTCATTCGCTTAGACCCGTTCATCAGCAACGACTTGATAGCCATCTCGTACTTCTGACAGTCCATCCCCTGGGCGTTATGGCCCTCAAAGCCGCTGTGTAGACAGTTGACGTCGAACCACTCCGGCTTTGCATACATACCCAATATGCTGCGCGGCAGAATGGTCTCGACGGCATTAAATAATTCGGGGATAAAGACAGACGAGCGCCACCAATCCTGCGGGTCCGGTGATTCCTCAATGAATGCCCGATAGGACTTCCAGTTCTTAATCCATTCCGGCTCATAGGCGTCCCGCATCAACTGGGCGGCGGACTCCCGCTTCTGCCACATCTCGATAATGGTGTCATCCACGGTGTTAGTTGTGCGGGGGCCGGGAACCGGTGGTGTAAGCCCGGAACTCTGTCTATCGAGGCTGTCAGAAGGCATTACTTATCTCCGTCAAAAAAGCCCTTATCTATGGGTGACTTAATAATTGCCGGTCCAAGAGCGCCGAAGCGGCCAAGCGGGTCACCGCCGCGCTGACTCATCTTGAACCCGGCGTGGCGTTCCGGGGAGTCGCTGACTACCGGCCGCAGCGCGCCGTGCCACCGGCCCATCTTGCTGCCCTGCGCGATTGGGGCCATCTGCTTCACCTGCTCATCGAAGAAGTCGGCCATCGCGTCGGCCAGGTCGTCGTTGGTCCAGCGGCCCAGGTTGCAGAACTCGTCTCGGCAGGCTTCAAAGTTGTCGATGCCCTTGCGGAAGAATATCTTGCCCTGCTCAAAGAACCCCTGACACACCATGATGCGCTGCTTAAACTTCCTGCCGCCGCCGCCCGCCGCTCGCTTGGGCGTTATAAAGACAACGGGAATACCGGCCTGGCGCGTCCGATCCTTAAAGTACGGGTGAAAGACGACTTCGCCGATCTTCTCGGTTATAACCCGGGAGATGCCGTAAGCCTTCATCAACGTGATTAGAGCGTCGGACCCCTGCTTCATGGTCCATTCACGGCTTCTCAGCATCTCTAATATATATAATCGGCCAAATTCGTCGAATCCGCCAACTTCTATGGCTGTATAGTCATATCCCGACGGGTGTTCGTCGTCCTTCCAGGCCGAATCCAGCGCGATATACTTGTTTAGGGGCGGGAACGGCTCCCGCTTGCCGGGTATCATGTCGTCGTCTACTTGGGTGAACCATTCCGGCTGGAACTTGCGGTCTGACGGCGAGAACGGCACATTCATGTATTCGTGCCAGAAGAAGCTGATGCCGGCCTTCGGATCTATTTCACATTCTCGGAGTTTCTGGGCGTAATCATCTCGATTGTACCGTGCTGGCTCCAGCGGGGTGCCATCCATGTCTGGTGCCGGATGTGGGTCGGCAGAGGCAGCACACGACTGGAGGTCACAATCTCTCTGCATGTTTTGGAGTCCATGACGGGCGAAAACCCTGTAGGCTCCGGACTCGATAACATAACTATATAGGTCGTTGTACGCTTTTCGAGTTCCGGCCATAATAATCCAGCCGTCTTTGTCAATAAGCGGGACAGCCTTTTTAAAGTGTGCAACCGAGGCCACGATACCAGTTTCTGTAACGTCATCCACAGTGATAAGATCATCAAAGAATCCTCTCTTGTAGTGGCGTGATTCAAGCGCGGCCTTGAAACCAGTAGCTACCATTGTCGGCTCGCGGCGCTTTCCGCTGAAGAAGGCTTTGGCGGGCGAATCCCATTTGCCGCTGGCACCAAAGTCTCTGTCAGTACACCACGGACCGAAGATTGACTTAAGCCGTTCGTTGTTGGTGAAGTGAAACCGGATTTCGTCAGAGAATGCGACGGCATGTTCCTCTTTTGCAGACAGAATCAGGTTGGACTCGTAGGGGTCATTGAGTATACATTGTATAGCCTTGCCAACGGTCAGGATGGTGGACTTGAAGTGGTCGCGGGGGAGCAGCCAGAGCTGGCGCTTCTCTCTACCAGCGTTCTCGCACATCCACCGGTGCAGTGGGCCATACTTGTGAATGTCGTGATGGTATAGAACTTCAGTGATGAGAAAGTAGAGGTCTGTAAGGCAGTCGTGGGCGGCCTGGCGGATTTTGGCGTCGAGGTCGCTGTAGACGTGCTGCTGAGTGTCGGCGCTAGCTACTGTTTGCTCCACCAGTTGTCCTTAAAGAATAGGCCGTTGTATCCCCAGCACTCTACGTTTCCAACTGGCGCAATAAGGACAGCCGTTTCACCGAAAGCGTTTTTTTCGTCTTCCTGTTTGACGTATAAGATCTCCTCGCCGGCTTCGCGCTGATTCGGCCTTTTGGAACTTAAATCCACGAGGGCATTGTCAAACATATACCGCTTACCGGATTTCATTACCACAAACACATCACAACGCTTTTTAATAACGCCATCGTTCACTTCGTCTGACATACTGCCTCCTCAATGGGAATGTCGTCTGAGTCCCAGTAATGCGGGTTGTCCCGGTTCCATAAGACGGTGTCTCTGAAGCCTTCCTCAAACGGTATCTGCGGGGTCCAACCCAGCATGTTGAGTCTGGACGGGTTCATCCAGTACCGTTTGTCGTGACCTGGCCGGATGTTTTTGTAAATAATCTTGCCGGCCAGTTTCTCTGATATAAACCCAAGTGTATCTCGGCTCTCCTCAAAATCAGCAATCCCCAAAATCTTAAGCACTGTAGTAGCTATCTCATAGTCAGTGCGCTCATCACCGGCGGCCAGGTTATACGACTCGCCGGGAACACCACGTTTTAGGATGAGGTCTACGGCACGGGCGTGGTCTTCAACATGTAGCCAGTCGCGGGCGCCAGAACCGTCGTTATTGACTGTGAGAGGTTCGCCAGCCAGAGCCTGACGCACGAACCGCGGGACAACCTTCTCCGGGTGCTGCCGCGGCCCATAGGTGTTACACGGCCGGACAATCATGGGCGAGTACCCGAAGGTTACAGAATACGAACTACATAAGGCTTCGATGGCGCACTTAGAAGCCGAGTAGGGATTACTGGGGTTGAGACGGGCGGATTCTGTGAAACGTTCCCCCGCGGGCGTTGGGCCAAATACCTCGTCCGTACTATAAACAAGCGTAACAGGGCGACGGCTTTCCAGACTGAAAGCGTGTAGGAGCTGGTCAGTCCCAACCACGTTATCGAGGACAAATACGCGAGGATTCGATATACTGTGGTCCACATGAGTATTGCTGGCCATGTGTACCAGGTAGTCAAAACCAGCTGCAGCCACCTTTTTGCAGACATCCCACTCCTTCAAGTCGCCAACCCACAGGCGGACGCCGCGCAAGATCGGTGCCAGGTTCTGGAGCTTGCCGGCGTATGAGAATCTATCCAAGACATGGACGTCGTAGCCGCGCTCCAGCAAATGTGCCGCGACGTGGCTGCCGATGAAGCCGGCCGCACCAGTGATGAGGACTTTCACTTATTGTCCTTTCGTGAATCCCAATATTGGGTTGTATCATTACCGGATGCACATCTCGGGCAAATGTCGTGGGTGTGCTCCAGCGGGAGCGGGTCTTTCCCGTGCTCCGAGGCGTGTTCGTCTTTTTGACCGTGGGCATAACCAGCATTCCAGATTCCGGCCGCACCGGTTATTAGAACTCTCATCGTATATCCCGCGGGAGCTTACTATTCTTTCCGCGACATAAACATTTCAGCATGTTTCCGCCGACTACCCACCCGGTGTCTAAGCAAGTATCACATTGATATTTTGTACCTTGCGAGCAAGCCGGACAGTTCCATGAACCCACCTCATTGTCGTCAGAAACGACGGTGGTGTCGTTACAGGACGGGCAATTAATCATTTACTCTTTCTCCTTTTCGTCTTTTGTTGGCTCGACAACTTCACTAACGGCATCAACGGTTTCTCCAGAATTTGTAGAATTTGTCTGAGGGGTCAATACGGTATCGACGACATCAGTTGGGGGGTCCCCGGGGGGGAGTTCGGCGCGCGCCGTCGCGGGTGCAAGTTGACCGTAAGTGGAGTCGAGCCAGCCGATCACGGAGTGGGGCGTGGTACGCACGTCCACGACAGAGCGTGTAGGTGCCTTGTGGCCGCCGAGGTCGGCGCTCAGCGACATGGCGTTGATGCGGTAGGCCGCTGACTCACCCTCGTCACGTGCGATGCCGGCGACTAGCTCTGCCGTCTCCTGCTTTGTCAGAACCGCTCCTCTGGTGGCCTTAGAGTCGAACTCTCCACCCTCGATTTGTCGTCTCCAGACAGCGCCGGTTTGTCGGGTAATGCCTGCGGCGCGGGCGGCTTGCGTAGTGTTCATTCCTTCCTTGATGGCGGCAGCGAAGCGCAGGCGTTTGGAGTGTCTGCTGACCATCCCGTCTAGCTCTTTTGCCGCCCGCTTGCTCATATCCACCATATAGTATAACTCTTATATAACTATTATACAAGTCATGTATAGCCCGCGCATGGATTGCGGGGTGGCGGCGCAAGACGCAACATCTGCAGGGCGCAATAGTTGCGTGGTGTTGAGTACAAGGAGGTTAGTGGTGGCATGGTGGTTGCATTAGGTAAGGATGAAAGAGGAGGACATCATGCAGACACCAGAAACCAAACCAGTCCGGTGCGCCAAGTGTCGGGTGGTCTACGATGACCTGAAGCATTACGATTGCCCGGCATGTCATTGTGAGTGGAAGTACAAGGCCTGACGGACAGAGCGCCCACCGTGGCGCGGGGAGGCACAGATGGCAACTAGAATCAATAATAGCATCACTCTTGAGCATGAGGATGCGCTAACGATTGCCAAGCTCTTAGCAGAATACGCCCGCGATCAATTCGCCCATGCCAAGCGAACTAAGAGCGCGCCGGTCCGCGATATATGTCGGTGCGACGGAGTAATAGCGCAGACGTTTGCAGACACCATAACAAAAGGACTATGGACCTGGAAATAGTCCCACCATGTTAGCCCCGCGCCAGTTCGGGCGGGGTTTGCACGGTTGGATTGCTAGTCAACGCTGTATCTGATAGGGGAGGATACCATGAATGACGCTGTTATTTACTGCGCCGTATGCAAGGAAGAGTCCGGAGGGAAGGATAGTAGCCTTTACGGTTACGTGCATAAATACGGCCCTACCACGCATGAATTTAAGCCCGCGGTAGCCGTCAATCCTAAATAGGGGAGGATACCATGCCGGAAGCTAAACGGAAGCATACGCCGGGGCCGTGGACTGTAGAGACAGATGACACAGAATACCCGGATATCAAGCTGTACTCGGTTATTGCCCCCGAGGGTTGGTACAGTGATGACGGCGAATCAAGTGCCTGTTCTGTAGCGTATGACCTTGACTCAGAGGCAGACGCCCGCCTGATAGCCGCTGCGCCTGAATTGCTGGCGGCGCTGCAAGCCTATCTCGATCTCAGCAAGCCAAGCCCCGACACATTCGAGAACAGGCGCTTCGCCGCTGATATGGTGGCGCGCGCC